TCACACCGTCGAGCATACCTTTTATAACTTTTTGTGATGCCTTGCCCAACAGATCACCAAAAACTTTCATATCTTTCTGAATTCCCTTCTGGGCATCCGGACTGCTGTAAGCCATTTCGGTTAACTTCTGTCTCGGTGTCACGAGTCCTGAGAGTTTTATCATAAAGCGTGTTTCCAATTCTTAGCTTTTTGTGCAAATCCGTATTGTTTAAATTCTTCTTTCAGTTCAGGTATTATGGATTCTTCCCATTCATCTTCATCTTCTTCTGCAGTACTGTACCCGCGAATTAGTGCTTTTGCTTTATCAGAAATAGGTAAAATATATTCCGGAATATCATCGCCAGATCTAAAGCTAACTTTGAAATCTTCTCCATCTTTTAACCCAGCTTCTGTGAAGTCATCCATAATATATTTTGCATTATCCGTACCATATTCATTTTCAGGTTCTCCTGCCCAATTCTTATCATAATCACCTACATTATCATATGATAACTTATTTGGTGCTGTACCTTTTGGTTTATCTGTTGAAGTCTTTCCGATCATTTTATAGTTCTGTCCATCGTAGCTCCAGATAGTGCCCGCTTGATTAACTATATATTTTTTATTCGAATCTTTTGTTGATATAAATTCCGGTTGTTCATTATCATTATAGCCATCAAATTTCACATCATCGTTTGTGATTGACATTATGTTATCTGCCTGCTTGTCATGCTTTTCATCATCTTCTGGTTCATCCGTGCCCATAAACTTTCTCATGTAATCTTTTCCTGTTTCAGAATCTTTATCTCCAAATGGATCAGTATCAATCTTTGTCACCTTCGGTTCAGGTTTCTCTTTTTCTCCGCCCGCATCACCTCCAGCAGGTTCGAATTTTCCCGAATCGGTCTTTTTAAACGTTTGAGCATCTTTGTCCTTCTCTTTACCCTTCTGTTTATATTTACCGTATCCGATATGAGAATATTCATCTGCTTCTCGGATGACTTGTCTGATCAGTTGTCTCAAGGATGATTCAGTTAATTTCATTGTTATTCTCCTCTCAGGATATCGTTTATCACTGATTCGATTGCTGAATATTTTGTATTATGAACTGTCGGATCGATGCCTTCATTCATCGGTCGCATGAATGCTCCATGAGTTGAAGGATTAGATACAAAATCAAACGCTATGAGCTCGAAATCCGGTTGGACTTCAACTGTATCTTCCCCTAGTTGATCATCTTCACTGACTGATCCCAGCCCTCGAGAACTGATCCCGAGTTTAATCCCTGCTTTAAATAATTCTTTCAATATATTACCCGCTGGTGTGCCGAGTACTTCTACCGTACCGGTCAGATCATCACCATTCCAGTTCATATCGAGAATATTATGCGAAACATTATTAAGATTAACAACTGAACTATCGGGATGATCGAGTTCTCCCAATGCTCTGCGTTCTTTTATCTGCGTGCTGGAATATTTTTTAGCTTCCCTCATCAATACTTCTCTCGGATATACTCGCCCGTTTTGATTTTTTGCATTCGCTCTCTGGAGTATTCCAGAAACGATCAACCTACCGTTATTTTTCGTTAATGATTCATTGATCTGCTGAGGTGAGACTTCAAACGGTATGTAATCTACTAATAGCTGCTTATTCATTATAATCCTCCCCGGTATACGAACGTTACTTCACCTGTTGCGTCTCCACCACCCTTCCACGCGACAGGCTGGATATCTAATTTAATCGGGGAGTTTGAAATCGCCTGGAGATCCAACCCCTGAGTCCATGCCGCGCCGTCTGCATCTATGCCTCCCATGGAAGCTGTAGTTTCATTAAGAAACTGATACGCAGTAGCACTCTGACCAGCTACTATGACATAACTCGGTCTTTCCTGTACAACCTTACTCGCTGGTGTGGTCGCTCTACCAAACGCACTTGCTGGTAACGGTTTGGGCGTCTGTTTCTGTTCTCTCGCCACAGCTGATGTGTTGTTAGAATCTGCTTGATACATTATATTCTCCTATTTCCAAGATGTACGTTTAATCCAGATATCTCGAATGATATCCGCGACAACGTCTCTGATTAATTTTTTTATCACTCCGACATCCTTCTGTTCCAGTGCTTCCTTCATTCGTTTCTGCTTCTTCTTCCTATACTGCTTTCCAGTATCACGAAATGCAAATGGAGTACTGTATCCGTCGATATTTCCAGTAGTGGTGATTTCATCTAATTCTTTTTCATAAAGTTTTCGAATGAGCTCTTTAAGTCTGGTTCTGACATTCTCATCCATGTAATTTCAATTGTTTATCTAATTCATAATACCGCATCAACTGTACTACTGCGGAATCCTGTACTGTTTTCTTATTATCTGTATTGCAGAATTTATCTATAGAGTTGATCGCTTCATTTAACTTTATTTTCACTACTTTATCCTTCACTACAGTTCTTCGTTTATTCAATACTTTCTTTAATTTTTTAGTCTCACCTTCAATATACTCTTTTAACAAGTTAGTATTCGATATATTATTAATATAAGCTTTAAGCAGAGATTTCTGTTTATGATTTAAGTTTAAATATTTTTTATTAAACTTTTCTAATAAAATCTTATATGATAATATCCTTAAATCCTCATCGTTTGCATATTGTGAATTGACAGTATCCGTTAACTTCAATTTCTTATCAGTTGTGATATATTCAATTAAATTAAAGTGTGATTCGGTCTTATCATGAGCTGACATTCCAGTATCGTACTCAAAAAGTTTATAAATAGATGCATACGTTTTATACTTACCTACTGTCGATGACATGAAATTGTTTAAATTAAACTGTTCTTTCAGTTGCTTAATTAGATTATATTTTTCTCTTTTAAGCTGTGAATTATTTATCAATCTTCGCTGTTTCAATACCTCTTCAACTAAAAAATTAGCTTTTTTATCTGATTTAAATTTAGTATTTATAAGAGTATTGTATAGGGCAAGTTCTTTACCCAATTCAGTATTTTCATTAAATCGCTTTTTCAATATTGCGATAGTCTTACTATTATCTTTCTTATCCAGCACATCAGCAGTAACTTGTCTTAATAAAAATTCAAAAATCAAACCAGTATTTTTAATCTTGACATGCTTAATTTTATTTTTCACTCGCATGAATCATTCTCCCAGAATAAATTGAGTATACTTTTTCATATATAAATATAAATATAATTGAATAGACACAATTTGTTTTTTAATTATTTTCATTTATCTCTGTATTTTCGTTCAATATACTGAGTTTTGATATCGTTTCACCGAAATCTTTTTTTAATTGACTTAAAATACTTTCTTTTTTCATAATAGTCGCACCTTTACCTGGATGTAACGGGCTGCCATTTTTAAATTCTCTCTTACCATAACGCTCTCGTTCATACTTCGTCGCATCTTTAATATCTTCTGCATCGTACTCATTTCCATATTCTTTCTCTTCGGTGCCGCTCCGTCTATCACCACCCCACTGAGCGGCTTCTTCAACACCACCCTCATCAGCTTTTTGACCCGATTCAGCGGGATCATTACCTTCCATGGAAATCTGCTCCATTCTGAATGCCTGTTTCTGGTCATCGATGATACCTTGAAAGATTTTTTGTTTTTGATGTTGATCCAAATCATAAATATTATCATAAACCCACTCACGTGACATCAGTTTATTCTCCATAATGGAGTTCGCTATATCGGTTTGTTGAGTCAAGAGTTCGAGTTTCTCCTGTTCATGTATCATCGATGGATTAGTGAGTTCTAAATCAAATTCTAATAAAGAAGCATCATCAAAACCTTGCGTATAGAGATGAACAATTGCGACTTTAGATAATTCCGCCACCATGATTTTTTGAATCCGTTCAATCGAGCGAGCAAATCTTACATCTTCAGCTGCAAGTGTAGCCTTTGAACCTATCCCCTCTTCATATCCGAGAAAAGCTTTCGGTACTTTTAAAGCAGCCATTAATTTATTCTGTAGATATTCAACATCAGCAATATTACCTTCATTCGATAATGCAGGTAAGGTATCGATTTCTGTTCCGCTATCACCGCCACGAACTGGTAAGAAATAATCTTCAGTTACCGATTCGACATTATATCTAAGATTATATTCACCAGTCTTCTGATCAATAACTGGAATTTTTTTCATCTTATTCATAATCCGTTCCATGAATGTATCAACTTCATTCGGTGGTATATTACCGATATCGATTTTAAATACCCGTTTTTCAGGAGCTCGCATGATTCGATGAATCATCATAGCGTCTTCTAATAACGTCAGTTGTTTCCAGATCCGTCTCGCACCTTCAAGTTGTGATTTACCATACGGGAGATAGTTAGTATCTGATATAAAACGGAAATGACCTATTTCATAATTCTCATGTAATTTTTTATTAGCAGCTGATGAACGCACACCTGGCATATCTGACATGACTTCGAATTGAACCAACTTAGGATTTGCTGGGTCGTGATCTTCCAATCTATTGATCTCGTACGGTGACAGTGGTTTGACATTTACAATTCCGTATTTATCTATAATTTCTAAGTGTAAGAAAAAATCACCATATTTTGTCATATTCCGTATCCATGACCATAAATTAAACTCTATATTCATGATATCATAAAATAAATTATGTAATATTTTATGTACCTGACCATTATCAGTTTTTATCTTCAATATTTCACCCTCAACATTATCCACTGTAGATTCATCTGAGTATATATCCAATACAGATGATATCACTGGATCTGCATCCATGAGTTCATAATCTCTAAACAGTTCTGTTCGGAGTGTCTCATATGCGTTACGCTGATTTTGCATCTGAGCGTAGCGTTGTTGTGAATAACCGGAAGACATTAATCTGTTATATCTATCGATAAAATTCGATAACAGTGCTGTTTGAC